ATTTTTAAAGGAAATAGGAGAGATAGATAAGATAACTATCTCTTGTTCTGGTTTACAAGAAATTCCTATTAAAAATGATACTATAACATCGGTACAAGAAAAGTATATTGAAAGAAAAGAAAAATTACTTGAGAAAATACGATCTATTGAAGAAGATATAGAAGAGATAGAAAAGTTTGTAGATAGCTTAGAAGATGAAAGTTTGAAAGTGATATTAACTTACAAATTTAAAAATAGATTAAGTATTTATGAAATTTGCAAAAAGGTAAAATTAAGCGAAAGAAGTATAAAAAACAAAATATATCATTATTTTAAGAAAAATTAAGACTTTTTGCACGATTTTGCACAATTTTGCACGATTTTGCCCGGTCAAGATGTGCTATAATGTATAATAGGGAATTAAATTAGAAAGACAGCAGAAATGTTGTCTTTTTTTCGTGGAGGAATAAAAATGGGATTAGTATTTGCAATAATTTGTGGAATTATATTTTTTATTTCAACAAATTTAGCAATAGCTATGACTCTGCTTTATTTTTTTGAAGATGAAGAATAAATATTACTATTGTATGAAATATATTTGCAATGCTTGTCCTAAAAAAGAGCAGTGTGATAAAGAAACGGAAAGGAAGAAAGAAAATGAAACAAATAAAAATAAAATTAAATAAAGATAAAAAAGCATATATAACATTATTTGGCGAAACTTATGAAATATTAGTTGAAGAAGAAAAGAAAGAAAAGTAATGGGAAAATGGATAACAACCAAAACTGGAAGACATATTTATATAGATGATAAAGGGAAATCATTTAGCAAAGGTCCTAAAGATTATAATTATTACAAATCAAAGGAATTAAAGTTACCTAAAGAAGAATATGGTGAAATAGCAAGTTTAATTGATAGCCATCCTAAAAAGTGGAAAAAAGGAATTAATTATCAAGATGTTAATAATAATATCTATGGATTTTACTATAAATGTTACAATGAATTTGTTATAATAAGTAGTAAGAAACGCGGTGATAAATATGAGTGAAAAAGAACTATATAAATTAAGAAGCAAGGTATTTCACAAGTTATTAGAATATGATGAAGAAGACCAATGCAGAGGACATATGGCTGCAGCAAGCGGATGTGGAAAAGATGAAGAAGTATTTACTAAGTTATGGGAATATTTAAATGATGAAACTACATCAAAAACAAGAAACGATATAGCGGAATTCATACTAGAATTTGATGATGAATTTCAAAATAGAGTAAGTAATATAGATACTATAAGTTTTTAGTATCTTTTTTTATGGGAGAAAAAATGTTTAAATTTGATTTTAAAATATATGAAAAAATTCCAATAGATTCAGTAGTAGCTAATTTAAAGTCAAAGAAAAGAAGTTTTTTGAAAGTTTTTAAAAATGAGGAGGTACAATAATGACTAAAAATAAAAATGAAAATTTAATGCCTATCGAATTAGTAAACGCCAATAAAACGCGAGAACAACGAATCAAAGATGCTTCTAACGCTGGTAAGAAGTCTGGAGAAGTTAGAAGAGCAAAAAGAACTTTAAGACAAGAATTAGAATTGCTTTTAGAATTAGTTGATAAAAAGGGAAAAACCAATCAAGAAAAAATGTCAGTAGGATTATTAAAAAAAGCAATGAAAGGAAATGTAAAAGCTTTCGAAATGATTAGAGATACTATTGGGCAAAAACCAAAAGAAGAAGTAATTGTTGAAGTAAATTCTAGCACATCAGATGAAATAGAAAAATATATTAATGGAAAAAGAAAAAACTAAATATATAGATTTTCTTGTTTCAGAACCTTATATTTTAGGACGTTGGCTAGGATTTAATGATTTAATTGAATTAAATAATGAGTGGATTAAAAAATTCATATTAAAAGAAGAAGATATAACAATATTAGCTCATAGAGGAAGTTATAAAACAACTTGTTTATCAATCGCAATTGCAATAATAATGATTTTATTTCCAAATAAAAATATTATATTTTTGAGAAAAACTGATGATGATATAGTTGAAGTTATTTTGCAAGTCGAAAAAATACTTAAAAGCGATTATATTAAATATATTGCAAATAAAATATATGATAAAGAATTAAAATTACCAGTATCTAATAACAATGAAATAACAACAAATTTAAGAAGCGGAGTAAAAGGTAATGCTCAATTGCTAGGAATAGGTATTAAAGGAAGTTTAACTGGTAAGCACGCTGATATAGTTATTACTGATGACATTGTTAATGTTAAAGATAGAATAAGTAAAGCTGAAAGAGATTTGACAAAACAAGTTTATATGGAACTTGAAAATGTTAAAAATCGTGGTGGAAGATTCATTAATACTGGAACGCCTTGGCACAAAGAAGATGCTATTTCTTTTATGCCTAATGTTGAAAAATATGATTGTTATTCAACTGGTTTAATTCCAAAAGAAAAAATAAATGAGTTAAGAAACAAGATGACTTCTTCTTTATTTGCAGCTAACTATGAATTAAAACATATAGCAAGCGAAGACGCGATGTTTAATAATCCACAATTTACTGATGATACAGATATTATTCATAACGGAATATGTCACATAGATGCTAGGTATAGTGGAAAGGATCATACAGCTTTTACAATTCTTAAAAAAGTTGGAGATAAATTTTATGTTTATGGAAAATTGTTTGATAAACATGTAGATGATTGTATTGATGAAATATTAAAAATAAAAGATAAATATTTTGGAGGAAGTATAGATGTTGAAGATAACGGAGATAAAGGATATTTAGCAAGAGATTTAAGAAAGAAAGGTGCAATAGTTAATTCATATCATGAAAGCATGAATAAATTTATAAAGATAAGTAGTTATTTAAAACGATATTGGAATGATATCGTTTTTTTAAACACTACAGATTCTGATTATTTAAATGAAATATTAGATTATACGGAAGATGCAGAACATGATGATGCACCAGACAGTTTAGCAAGCTTAATCAGAAAGAAAACAATAATGGGAAGTCCGAAAATTTCACAAAAACCATTAGGATTATAGGAGGAAAAATGTATACATTACCTAAAGAAACAAAATTTGATAACGATATAGCAAGAAAAATAATAGAATACAACGAAAAATATATTAAAAGATACAATAAGTTGTGGAGCTATTATATTGGAAAACAAGATATATTAGATAGAAAAAAAGGTGAGTTATCTTTTAACAATAAAGTGATGGTAAATCATGCAAAATATATAACAGATACGAATATAGGTTATTTACTAGGTAATCCAGTAGATTATCAAGTAAATGAAAAATATCAAAAATCTCTTGAAGTTTTATTAAAAGAATATAATAAGCAAACAATAAGTGATTTAGATAGTGAAATAGCGAAGAGTATATCTATATTTGGTAATCAACATGAATATATTTATTCAAATGAAAATGCTGAACCTAAAAGTTGTCAAATAGATAACAGCAATGCGATTATTGTTTATGATGACACCGTTGAACACAATAAGTTATTCGGATTAATTTACAGAGGAATTTATGAGGGAGAAAATTTCAGTCATTATGAAATAATTTATTGTGATAAGAAAAAAATAGTAACTTATAAATCTACTACTAAATCTCTAATTAAAGAAGGAAAAGAAGAGATACATAAATTTGGAGATGTTCCTTTGATTGAATATAAGAATAATCCAGAATATTTAGGAGATTTTGAAAATGTAATAAGCTTAATTGATGCTTATAACACTCTTCAATCAGATAGAATTAATGACAAGGAGCAATTAGTTGATGCTATTTTATTATTCTACAACATGAGTATTTCTTCAGATCAAGCAGAAGAAATTAAAAGAAGTAGAATGATTTCTGAAATTCCACCAGAAGGTAGAGCAGAATATTTAGTTAAGCAATTAAATGAATCGCAAGTAGATATTTTGAGAAGTAATATTGAAAAAGATATTCACAAAATTTCAATGACTCCTAATATGAGTGATGAAAACTTTGTTGGTAATTCTTCTGGTGTAGCTTTAAGATATAAACTTTTAGCATTTGAACAAAATATAAAAAACAAATCTAGGTATATGGAAAAAGGTTTAAAAGAAAGATTTAAGTTGTATAATAACTTTTTAAACGTTAATTCAAAAATGGAAATAATACCTATAGAAGAAGTAGATGTCGTATTTACTAGAAATCTACCTACAAACGATTACGAAACAAGCCAAATGATTAATAATTTAACTGATTTAGTTGATAGAGAAACTCTTATTAGTCAATTAAGCTTTATAAAAGATGCAAGCGACATTCTTGAAGCAAAAGATAGAGAAGATGAAAAGCTAAACCAAAATGAAATACCTAATATTAATAAAGAGCATGATCATAAAGAAGAAGTAGATGAAGAGTAATAAGTATTGGGAAGAAAGAAAACTAAGACGTTTTAGCGAAAATGAACAAAGAACAACTGAATATGTTAAATCTATAAGAAAAATATATGAACAAGCTAGTAGAAATATTAAAAAAATGCTAGATGATGTTTACAAAAATTATTCAAATGATACTGGAATTGATAAGCAAAAATTAAGAGAATTACTTACTAAATCTGAAACAGAAAAGCATTTTGAAGAATTAAAAAAAATAGGTCTTGAAAAATATGTGAAAGATAATTATAAGTCTAGAATAAATAGATTAGAAAGAATTCAGTTAGAATTATATAAAGCAACTAAAGATTTGTATAAAAAAGAAGAACTAAAACATTCTGAATTATATAAAGAAGTAATAAATAATGCTTATTATAAAGCGATATATGATACTCAAATAGGAGTAGGTTATGATTTTAATTTTTCTAATTTAGATAAGAATTTAATAAATTTTTTAATGTCTGAAAAATGGCACGGATTAAATTATTCAGAGAGAATTTGGAATAATACAGAAATTATTGCAAATCAAATTAAAAATATAGTTGGTGGAGGCTTATTATCTGGTCAGTCTATACAAAAAACAGCTAGATTAGTAAGAGAACGATTCGATGTAGGTAAGTTTTATTCAGAAAGATTAGTTAGAACAGAAAGTAACTATTTTCATAATCAAGCAGATTTAATGGCTTATGAAGAAATGGAAGTTGAATATTACATAATAATAGCAACATTAGATAATAGAACAAGCAAAATTTGTCAAGAAAAAGACGGAAAGAAGTTTAAAGTAACGGAAGCATTAAAAGGTAAGAATTTTCCTCCATTTCATGTTAATTGTAGGACTACAACTTCTTCTTATATTGATGAAGAAGCAGAGAAATTACTTGTAAGAAGAGCTAGAAATCCTATAACTGGTAAAAATGAAGTAATTGATAATGTTAGTTATGAAGAGTGGAGAAAAGACCACTTTGGTATAGAAGACAAAGGTTATATTAATAAATATGATGATACAAAAAGTGTAACTAGTTTAGAATATAAAAAAATAAAAGAGAATCATTCTATTGAAAACGATCTTTTAAAAACTAATCCAAAGTATGCGCCCAATAAAGAAGAATATAGTAGAAATTGTCAAAGATGTGTACCTACTTATGAAATGAGAAGAAGAGGGTATGATGTAATTGCGAAACCTAGGATTTTAGAGTATAATGAAAAAGAAATATTACCACGAAAACCTTATTTAGTTTGGGAAAATCCAGAAATAATTCAAGTAAAACAAAAATTAAAAAAATCAATAGAAAAGTATATGGAAGAATGGGGTGAAAATTCAAGATGTCAAATTTGTGTCGTATGGAAAAAACATCTTGGAGGTCATACATTTGTTGCAGAAAGAATTGATGGAAAAACAAGGTTTGTCGACCCTCAAATCAACAATGCAGATGCTAGTAATTATTTTAAATATTGTTTAACTAGAAAAAGTTATTTTTATCGAATAGATAACCAAAATGTTACTGAATATATTAAAGATTGTTGTGAAAATAATAAAAAAGAGGAAAATAATGATAGATAAAGTAAAGATATATTTGAAAAATATAAATAAAAATTATGTATTAATTTCTTACGCAGAATATAAAGATAATTGTGTATTATTTTCTTATGCAGAAAAAATAGGTTCAAATTATTTACCTATTTTTGATAATACTTTAATAAAATATAACAGAAATACAGAACAGATAAATTTTATTAATGTAACAAGTGACTTAGAAAATATATCTAAGTTAAAATTTAAAGACGCTAAATAAAGCGTCTTTTTTCATGGAAATCTCACAAAAAAACACTACTATTAGGTAGTGCGGAGATAATAAGTTAAAGGAATAGGTTAGGTTACGCTAATAAAGCACTATATTTCTATCAGGCTAACTATTATAGAAATGCTTTACTATTATTTCCGCAGTGCTTAATAGCACTAGAAGAACATAGAAATATGTTCTTTTTTAGTTACTCGACGGAGGTTAAATGGAGGAAAGGAGTTATCTAACATGGAAGATGACAAAAAAGTTACTCAATCAGTAGATACAGCTACTACTGATAATAATGAGGCAAAAGCTGGGAAAACATTTACTCAAGAAGAAGTGAATAAGCTTGTTGGAAACACAAGAACAGAAGAAAGAGAAAAGAGCGAGAAAGCAGTTAAAGATGCTGTAGCAGAAGCGATAGCTGAATACGAAAGAAAGGCAAAGTTAACTGAAGAAGAAAGGGAAAAAGAAGCTAAAAGTAAATATGAAGCAGAATTAAAAGCTCGTGAAAATGAAATAACTTTAAGAGAAAGAAGAATTCAAGCTCAAGAAATGTTAGCTGAGAAAAAAATCCCAACAGAATTAGTGGATTTTGTAATTGATATAGATGAAACTAAGACAAAAAATAACATTGAAAAACTAATAAAAACATACAATAGTTCAGTAGAATTAGGAGTTACAGATAAATTAAAAGGAACTCCACCAAAAGACTTTTCTAACAATCAAACAGAAGATAAAAAGCCAATAGCAACGGCATTTTAAGGAAAAGGAGAGTGAAATAATATGACAAAAATAGATGCAAGAAGCATTTTAATAAATGATACAGACAAAGATAAATTAGCAGAAACATATGCAGGTGTAATTGAAGCAATTCAAAAAGAGGCAGTATCAGAACAAATTAAAAATAAAAATTATTCTGGTGAACCAGAAAGTGGAACAGTAGAAATCGATAGATTTAAGAATGCACAAATTGATGATTTAGGAACAGCAAGAACTTCACAAAAAGGGAAATTAATTAAAAATACTGGTAAAGTTACGGTAAGTGTTGACACAGATAAAGAAATAGTAGAAGAAATTTCTAAAAAAGATATTAAATTATATGGAATTCCTGGAATGGCTGAAAGAAGAAAGCAAAATCATATTAAGAAAATGGCAGCATATCTTGATAAAGAATTTTTTGCAAAAGCAGAAGCAGAAGGAACTGCAATAACAATTCCATCAACAATAACTGGTTTAGATGACAAATTAGAATTACTTATTCAATCTATAGAAACTACTGTTAATGATTGGGTCGATGGAGTAGACAGAGACATGATTGTGATGAGCGTTACTCCAAAAATATATGGAGCATTAAAGAATTTTATTAATAAAACAACAAATTCTTTAACTGGATTTGATGAAAATTACTTTAATCACGTAAGAATTTATTCAAATCATAGACAAACAAAAGATGCAATTTGTATGATTGATGGAGCTTTAGCCCAACTTGTAACAACTGATCAATATGATGTTGAAAAAATTCCACTATCAAATGATTTTGCACTTGAATTGTTCTTTTCAAAAGGAACAAAAGCTGTAATGCCTGATTTAGTTAAATTTGTCGAAACATTATAGGAGGAAAAATGAGAAAATTTAAAAATTTAAAAACAAATTGTATTGAAATGGTAACAAACCAAAAGTTATTTGAACAATATGAAAAATATTCAGATATTTATGAAGAAATATTTGATAAAAAAGATGAATCAAACAAAGAAGAAAAGTCAAATAAAAAAGATGAATCAAACAAAGAAAAATAAAAGATAATTAGAGGTCTTTATGGAAAGAAAAGAAAAAATAAAAAACTATTTAAAAATAATTAATCCTAATATTCAAGTTGATGATGATATCATAATTTTTTCAATAGAAGAAGTCTTTGATAGATTAACTCTTTATTTAAATAGAGATGATATATCTGAAAATTTAGATAGACTTATTGGAAAAATTGTTAATGCAAATATAAAAAAATGTATTAGAGATATAGAATTATCTAAAAATAATGAGGTAGACTCTTTTGTAACTAGTGTAGAAGATAATGGTCAAAAGATATCTTATTCATCAGAATTAGTTAATTATTTTTCTACAAAATCTGATAATGAAATATTCACTGGATTTACATCACTTTTATCAAGATATAGGAGAGTTAAAGTTGTTAATAAAAAATAGCTTTAAAGAAAAAATAAAAAGTGTATTTTATGATAAAGAAGTGAAAGTTTTAGAAAATAAAATTATTGAAGATAAAGAAGGTGGAATTAATTATCAAGGATTAGAAGAAAAAGATAGTTTTTTAGGAAATGTTAGTTTTTCAAATTGTAAAAAAATTCAAGAAGATTATGGTCTAGATTATGAAATAAATGTTTCAATAACTACAGATTATAATCTTCTTAAAATTAATGATTTAATAAAATATCAAGAAAAAATCTATTCTATAGAAGAAATAATAGTGACAGATAGCCATTATTTGATTTTAGGTAAAATATGGAAGCAATAGATGGTTTAAAAAGATTAAAAGCTAAATTTCAAACTATGGCAAATATTGATATGACAAATTCAGTTACAGAAGTCACTAAATTTGTTCATAGACAAACAAAATTGCTTGTTCCAGTTGATACTGGAGAATTAAGAGATTCTATTCATATGAAAATTGAAAAAAATAAAAATGACGTTAGTGGAATTGTGTTTACTAATAATGATCATGCAGTATTTCAAGAATTTGGTACTGGTGTAACTGGAGATGGTACATATCCTTATAAAAATGAGTTAGATTTTAATTTAGTTTATAAAGAAGATTGGAAAGGGATTGAAGCTCAACCTTACATGTATCCATCTTTGCAAATTGGAAAAAAATATGCACAAATGAAATTTAGAAAAAATCTTATAACTGACCTAAAAAAAATAAGTGGAGTAAAATAATGTATTTACCAAAAGAAGATATTTACAAATCATTAAAAGAATTAGATGTTGGAGTTTCTCAAAGTCAACCAACAAAATTCAATGAATTACCTTATATTAATTTTAGCATTAGCAACAACGATGTTGAACTTGATTTAAATAATAATATTTTATATCAAACAATCGATGTGAAAATTGATATTTGGAGTAAAGACAGTGTAACTGCAAGCGAATTATTGAGTAAAGTAGAAGAAAAAATGAGAAAAAAATTATACAAACTGACTTATAGTGCTGATATTCCTAATATAGGAAATGTATATCACATAGTAAGTCGTTTTAAAGCTATGAAAGGAGAATAAAACAATGAAAGAAAGTTTAAAAGATAATGTAAGAGCAATTGGAACACTTTTAAAGAAAATTAAAAGTGGTTCTGAAGTTTCTGATTGGACAATAGGTTCACTTAATAGTATTGGTGAAGTTTCAACAGAAAGAGGAGAAATAGATGTAACTACTCACGATAGTCCAGATAGAGCAAAAGAGTATATGGCTGGAGAAATAACAGCTGGAGATGTTTCATTTTCTGGAATTACAAAAACTAAAGATGATGAACAAACTATTAAAAAAATGATGGCATTACTTGGTAATGGTTCAGTTGAAAAATTTGAAGTAATATATCCAAGTGGTTCAAAATGGGCTTTTAATGCTTATGTTAAATCATTTAAAACTGGAGAAGCAACAGTTGAAGGTTTAGTTAGTTTTAGTGGAGCATTTAAAGTAAGTGGATTACCAGTTTTCACACCAAAAGAATAATTTGATTTAAGAGGTATTTTTATACCTCTTTTTATTTTTATAAAAAAGGAGAAAAATATGAAATTAAAATTTAGAGCAATAGATATAACAGAAATAGAGGAAGAAAGAGGAATTCCATTAATAAGTGCTATTAATGATACAAGAATTCAAAGCTTAGCTTTGTTTGTTAAAAAAGGATTAAGAAAATCAGATGGAAGCGAATATTCAACAGAAGAAATATATCAAAAAATAGATGAATATTTATCAAAAAAAGATACAGATGAATTGTTATTTGAAATTACAGAAGCTTTGCAAAATGGGGGTTTCTTGCCAAGAAAAATGAATCTAAAAGAGATATTTGGATTGAAAGAAACGATAGTTCAAGAAGTAACGAAAACAATGAAAGAAATTTAAAGTTTTTTTATGAACAATGGGAAAATTTAGAAACAGAAGCTATTAAAATTGGACTAAATTTAGATTATTTTTGGTCACTAGATCCTAAAACATATTCAAAATATGTAAATGCTTATATAGAAAAAGAAAAAGAAAAAATAGAAACTAAAGATTATTTAAATTACATTTTAGGACAATATATAGCTATAGCTTTTCATTCGCCAGAAGATTATCCTAAAGAACCATTTTTATTAAAAAAACAAGAAAATTTCAAAATTATGACAGATGAAGAAATGGAAGAAAAAGCTATGTTAAATACACTAGCTTTAGGAGGGATTATAAATGGCAGAACAAATAACAGTTGATGAGCTTAATGTAAAAGTAAATGCTAATTCAAGTAATTTTCAAAAAGAATTAAACAAAGCAACTTCTCATTTAGGTCAATTTGAAACAGAGATATTAAAAAAGCAACAAAAGATATCTAATTTTACTAATAATATCAAAAAAGCAGTATTTGGTCTTGGTTTGGGAAAAATTTTAAAAGATAGCTTAATGAATGGTATGAATGCCATTGAAAATGATAGTTTATTTGCGACAACAATGGGTAATTTTGCCAAAGAAACTAGTAAATGGGCATTAGAAGTATCAAATGCTTTAGGACTTAATGTAAACGAATTAAAAAGAACAATAGGTGTTATATACAACATGTCTACCTCTATGGGGGTTGGTGAGAAAAATGCTTTAAAATTATCAAAAGGTATAAGTTTATTAGCTAATGATATGGCGAGTTTTTACAATATAGATTCAACAGAAGCATTTAATAAGCTTAGAGCAGGACTTACTGGAGAAACAGAACCTTTAAAAGCATTAGGTATTTTAGTTGATGAGAATACAATAAAACAAGTAGCATATGCTAATGGAATAGCAAGAGTTGGAAGTGAACTTACTACAGAGCAAAAAGTATTAGCAAGATATAAAGCAATTCTTCAACAAACAAGTAATGCTCAACAAGATTTAGCTAGAACTATAGATTCACCATCAAATCAAGTTAGATTATTTACAAATAATATTAGAAATTTAAGTTTAGAATTTAGTAATTTATTAATGCCAGCAACAGCTGTTTTATCAGTGCTAAATGCAGTAGTTAAAGTAGCTACTATAGGAATTAGTACTTTAAATTCTATGTTAGGCTTAAAAAGAAAAGATTCTAATAATGCAATCGAAAAAGTTAACAAAAGTACAGTTGGTTTAGGTGGTTCTTTAAATAAAGCAAATAAAGAAGCAAAAGCTTTAAATTCAACATTAGCTGGTTTTGACAAAATGAATGTTCTTCAAGAAAGAAATACATCTGCTGGCAAATCTAATGCTGGAGCTAGTGGAGTTGGTGGAAGTACTTTTGAACTACCAGACTACGATGCTGGACTTGATAAGCTTGAAAATAAAACAAAAGAATTAACAGATAAAATTTTAAAATATTTTAAAAATGTTGGAGATAATATCAATTTTGATAAAATTGGTAAATCTTTAGATAATTTATTAGCTTCATTAAAACCATTTTCAAATAATATTGGTAGTGGTTTAGTATGGTTTTATAATGAAATTTTAATCCCAATATCAAAATGGAGCGTCAATGATTTGTTGCCAGCTTTTTTAACATCACTTAAAGGTGGAATAGATTTTTTAAATGCTTCAATAGATGCTTTTAAACCTTTTGGTATGTTTTTATTTGAAAATTTTTTAAAACCATTAGGAGAATTTACTGGAACTGCTATAGTAGGTTTATTTACTGGAATAGGTCAAACTTTAACTACTATAAGTCAACATGAGGGAGCAGTTAAAGCTATAGTTTTTAGTTTAACAGCACTTGCTGGAATTCAACTTGTTAATTGGTTTAAAAATTTAGACGAAGCAATTCAAATTGTTAATTTAAAAATGTTTTCTTTAGATGAAATATCAAAAGTTTATGGAAATACTACAACTAAAGTAGCTGGAAAATTAGCACCACTTGTTGCTATTTATAATAAATATAATCAAATTTTGATAAAAAAAGTTCCAATATTAAGAAAATACGGAGAACTAATAGAAAGTGTTGGGAAAAAAATGCAATCTATTCCATCTGAAATAGAAAAAATTTTCATAAAACTAAAAGATGGTGAAAAATTTGGAGATATTTTCAAAAAAGGTATAAATTTAGCTTTTGATGGATTTTCAAATAAAACAGATAGTGTAGCTAATAAGTTATCAGCATTTACTTCAAATGTTGAAAATAAATTTTCTAACATGATAGAAAATATTAAATCGCATTCTAAAACTGGTGACTTTTTTGATGGGTTACTTCAAACTAGTAAACAAAAAGCAATAAGTGCTTTTAATGCTATAGCAAGTGGTGCTGGAACTGCGTTTTCGGCAATAGGTGGAGGTATCAAAACTATTGGTACTTTAATAGCAGCAAATCCACTAGGATTACTTATTACTGCAATTAGTGTAGTTGCATCTAAATCAGAAAATTTACAAGAAGTATTAGGGAACATTTTAAGTGCTTTAGATCCGCTTTTTAAATTAGCAGAAAACTTACTTTTAGCTATTTTAAAACCACTTGTTCCAATTTTAGAATTAATAGCTCAAGGAATAGCTCTTGTTTTAAAACCACTTGAATGGGCTGGGAATTTAATAGGAGGAGCAGTTAATGCTTTATTAGGATTTTTCGGAGTAAATCAAGAAGGAAGTAAAGAAAGTGAAAAAGCATCTGAAGAGCATAAAAAAGCAATTGATGATGTAACTGAATCTTTAAGGAAAGAAAGAGAAGAAGCAGAAAAAAATTATGGTTCTAAACATAAATTAACTGAAAAAATAAAAGATGCTCAATGGGCAGTTAACAAATATAATGATGTAGTTGAAAGAACTATCGAACTTAATAAAGAAGATGCTGATACAAAAGAAATGCTTCAAAGAAAACAAAAAGAATATAATGAGGCAGTTAGAGAGGAAATTCAATTAACTAAGTCTATAAATGATTTAAAAAGACAAAATACCGATTTAAAAATAAGATTGATGGATTTAGAAGATAGACAAAAAGAAAAGCAAGAAGCCTTAAATAATGCTATTAAAACTTACGGCGAAAATTCTAGAGAAGCACAAAGAGCAGGTTTAGAACTTCAAAAAGTTAATGAAGATTTAGCAGATACTCATGAAAAATTAAAAGGTAATGTAGATAATACAGCTAAATCTGAAAAAAATTTAAAAAGTACAATAAGTGCTCAAATATATGGTTTAATTGATTTAGCAAAAAATGTAACTGATAATAAGGAAAAAGCATTTTTATACGAAGAAGCAATTAAACAGTTAAATAAAACTAGCGGAAGTCAATTTGATAATTTAAACAAAACTATTAAAAGTCGAATGAACGAACAAGGTTTAATTTTTAATAATCAAGGCAAAATAATTGAAAAAAATTATAACGATGCTTTTACAAATGTTCAAAATAAAAGTAGTAGATTTTTAAGAGATTTTGATAGAGAGTTAGACAAAAAAAGAACTTTAAAACTTAATTTTGAAGCAGCTGGAGCAGGAAGAACAATACCATTTTCTTTTAGCATGCCAACTTTACGACCGCATGCAAGAGGAGGAATTGCGACTAAAGCAACACCAGCATTAATTGGAGAAGCTGGAGCAGAAGCAGTAATTCCTTTAGAAAATCATACAGAATGGATTGATAAAGTTGCAGATAAATTAAATAGAAACAACAATTCTCAACCTCCAGTAACAAATGTTTATATAGGTGAAGAAAAGATAGAAGATATTATAGTAAGAACTTTAGAAAATTTAAGTTTTAAAAGAAATGGTAGGTATTTATGATTTATAGTGGAAAATTATTAAAAATAAATGGTAAAATAATACCAAAAATAAAAACTTATGAAATTCAAAGACAAAAACTTTGGAAAAATGCTCAAAGAACTATGGGGGGAGACGCAAAGGGTCAATTAATAGGAATTTATCCTAATTTAGAAATAGAAATAGGTTATACTACTCAAGAAGAAATGAAGGAGATATCAGTTTTATTAGATTCTCCTTTTTTTAATATTGAATATTTTGATTCTAGAATTGGTGGAGTATTAACAGCTGATTATTATGCGAGCGATTATACCACAATATTATATTCGTTAGATCCAGTTATTTATAAACCTTTCAAAGCAACTTTAGTATCTGTTTCGAGGAGGAAGTATGATTAGAGTTAGCAAAGAATTTAAACAAGCGATGTTATTGAATTTTAAAGAAATTGATTCTTATGTTTTAGCTAAAGGTGAAAAATTAAAAGCTAGAGAAAAATTGATATCAGCTTCAATTAATTCTGAAGGAGATTTAGGAAAAACTTCTATAAAAACATTAACTTTAACACTTAATAATGTAAGAGATTTGTTAAATGAAGAAGTTGAAATATTTGGAGGAGTTAAAACTACAAATGGTTTTGAATATATTAAAATAGGTAAATTTGTACTTACTGAAATTCAGATGAAAGAAGATGAAGATAAAGTAGTTTATAAAGGTTATGATTTAATGATTAATACTATGAAATCTTATAATTTAGTAGTAAATTATCCTATTACTTTATTTGAGTATACAAAAGCAATATCTGATAAATGTAATATCGAACTTTTAAATACAGAAATACCTAATGGTTCAAAAATAATTAAAGAAGAATTATTTACTAAAACTACCGGAATTACTTATAGGACCATTTTAGAAAAAATAGCAGAAATAACTGGTACAATTTGTTTTGTTAATAATGAAGATAAATTAGTTTTTTTATCTAGAGGAAATTCAACAAATATTCAAATTAATACAGAACATAATATTTTTACTTTGTCTTTGTCTAAAAAATATGGACCAATAAATAGTGTTGTTTTAGCAAGAGAACCTCAACAAGATAATTATTATAAGAAAAAACCTAATGAAATAGATTTAGTAGAATATAAAGTATCTAATAATGAATTTTGTGATAAAGAAAGAGAAAATTACATAGAAGAACTCTATAACAATGTTATAGAGTTTTATTATGTACCTTTTAAAGTTAAAACAGAAGGGTATATGTATTTTGAAATTGGAGATTTGATTAAAATTCAAGATGGAGAAAATATATATGAAAGTATAGTTTTAGGAATTGATTTAGTTTTAGATGATGGTTTAATTGAAAATTTAAAAGCACCAGATAAACCTCTTACAAAAACCAATTATAATATTTCAACAAACGAACAAAGAAGACTTTATCAAACTGAAATATCGGTTGATAAGCAAAAACAAACGATAACAGAAGTAATCAAAGAAACAGAAAATAATAAAGAAAGAATAAATGAAACATTACGAACGATTGATAGTACCATTAATACATTCAAAAACATGAATGGAATTAATTTAATCAAAAATTCAGTAATGTTTTCTTTAAATAACGAGAATAAACCTTATTCATGGAGTTTAAGTGAAGAAGGAACGATTTCTATAGGAACTGATTCTGAAAGCATTGATTTCGGTGGAATTTCAAAACATGGTTTTGAATTAAACGGAAAGAAAATATCTCAAAAGATTAATGTTATTCAAGACAAAGTTGAAAGCACTGAAAAGAAACCATATTCATTTAGTTGTTTGGTTAAAAAAACAGCAATCGGAGTAGTTAAAATTAGACTTTATAACGAAATGGAAGAACATAAGTTAGAAATAACTGAAGAATTAAATTATAAAAATATATCAATAGAAAACATCTTACCTAAAATGAACTATTTAATTTTAGAAATAGAAGGAAGTGAAGCAAAATTCACTGATGTTTCATTAATTCAATCTGCCTATAAAGGTCAATGGACTCAAGCGACAGATGAGCTTTTATCGACAAACGTTCAATTTGACATAAATGGTATGAAGATTTTCTCTGAAACAAATAGGGGAGATTATACAACAATAACTCCTTATGAATTTAGTGGATATTCAAATGCTTCTGGTAGTTTAGAAAGAGTTTTTGGAATTGATAAAGACAAGACTTTTTCGACTAAATTAGAAGCAAAAGAAGAATTTACTTTAAAACCGGCAAAAATGGTACCAATAAGAGATGGAGAAGTGCAAGGAATTGCATTTGTGGAGGTGGTTAAATGAATGTAGTAGGTGTAAAACCACTTAATAATAACACTAATATTCAAGTAGGATATGATTTAATTTCTCAAGAAACTGATAACAATAGAAGTTTGATAAGAGCATATCTTGTTTTAAATGTCGGAGGTACATATGTTTCTTGGTCGAGAGGTTCAGCAGCAGTTCAAGGATTAAGTGAAAATATTGGAACTTATTATTCAAGAGGAAGTTATACTTTAGTTACTAACGAATTTTGGGTAGCTCACGATGTAAACGGAAATTTCACTGGAACTTTAGCTGGAAGTTTGTGGACAACTTGGTTAAGAGGTGATGCAAGTGGTACGTTTACTCTTCCACAAATTCAAAGATACGCTGTAATAACAAGATGTGATGATGTTACAGATGAACAAATTCCATCAATGAATATTTTTAATCCAGCTGGTTATACATTAAATTTAAGACTAGAATTTGCTGGTTATGCAATCAGAAGAGATGGTTTAGCAGTAAATGGTAAATATGATTTTATTCTAACAGAAGAAGAAAAAAATATAATTTATGATCATAATAAAGAAAGCAGCAATTGTGTTATAAGATATTGCGTTGCAACAATCTATGACGAAGTAAACGAAGCTTTTTATAGCATTTTTGATAGA